TGTTGCCATATTGTTTTTCCTTTATTTAATTGAAAACCGAGTTAGTAAGAATGTTATTGACATCATTCCACGTAGGTGAAGTGATATCAGACGTGAGGGCTACAGTTCCAGTCGCATCAGGGAACGTTATAGTACGATCCGCAGTCGGGTTGGTAGCCGCTATGAAAGTTTCGTGAGCGTCAGCAGCAGAACCTTCGTAAACGAGACGTTGGTTAGAACCATTCAAATACACGTCATCCGCGAATGTAGCCAAACCAGTTACGCCCAGCGTGCTGCTAAGAGTAGTGGCTTGTGTCACAGTTAAAGCACCACTGACTGTCGTTGTTTGCCCTGATGTGGACAAGTTAGGCGCTCCTGTGGCCCATGTCACAACGTCACTGAAGTTAGTGTTCATTTGTGAAGCAACGATAGAAGTTCCTGCTGTGAAGTTGTTTGTTACAGCTAAAGCCGCCATTTAACGCAATCTCCTAGTCCTGTACATGCCTATTATGGAAGTCATACCCCATTTGCCTCTCGTGGAAGCTGTTGGAGTAACACTAAACCTCAAACTAATAGCCTTCGCTGTCCCAATCGTAGGCCATCTAGCGAATCCGTAGATGTCTTCTGTGCCTATTGCAGCCCATTCGGACGTGTCCCACACTCCGTCACCAGTTAAACCGTCGGTACTAACCCACGTAGCTGGAGAACCAGGACCATCCATAGTCTTGGAATAACACACTTCTGAGCTTGCCAGACTGTAATCTTTGTAAACGCACATGACTATTACAGTGCTGTTGTCTGATAAAACAATGTTTCTTGGTTTACCCCAACGTTTAATAAAAGTAGGACGATTACCCGAAAACCAGCTTGTTTGATAAAAAGACTCTATTTCGTTAAAAGAAGCATCATAAGTGTCTACATCTGCTGTTTCGTCATCAAGTTTACTTATACGAGTAAAAGCAGAAATAGTCGTAATGTTAGAAGTAACACCTATCGGAAAGTGTGTGCTACCACTAGGGCGGTATGCTAACAAGCTGCGGGCATTAATGTCGTATCTAACCCATGCGCCTAAGTCGCCTAATGAATAATCCCAAACGAAAGTGTTCCTGCGATCTATCTGATTGGATCCGCTTAAATTATCTTCAGATTGGTAGTCTACAGACAACCACAGTTTCTGATCGAACCACATTAAAGAAGGCGGGTTTGTTAATGTTAAAGCTGGTTGACCCACAGCGTAAGTTAAAGCTGGGTACAGTCTTTCAAAAACGTACACGACGCTTTCATTTTGTATAAGGTATAAGCCTTTTTCTCCGTACCAAAAGAAAACTCCCATAGTCGCAGCTACGGGTTGACACCCGTCACGATTTCCCGCCACACGGGAAACGTTTCTTACCTGGAAGTTGTCTCTGCTGAAACCTAAAATTTCGTAAACAGAGTTTTGTTTAAAAACTAGTAAACGGTTCTGATCTGGGATAATAGCGGTAATGAAATCGCCATCTTCTCCAATATCTATGTCAATAAAATCTGTTGCAGTCCAGTTCTCAGCGTCAGACACTTTAGAGAACCTGACACGGTTTTTCTTTTCAGTTCCGCTTTCTTTAGTGTAAGCAACCCAAACGTGTTCATTCCACGCCGTTAAATATCTAGCACACGGAAAATGACCATCCGACCCGTCAAGATCAGGAGTCAATGCTGTGGCTGTAGCCCCATCCCATTTTAATGCCGAAGCAGTAGTCACACCAGAATCGTTGCTTAGTAACTCGCCGTTACTAATGTAAGTAAAACCGTTGAACGTTACAGCAGTGGGAGGTTGAACTGTGTTAAAAAATGGGTTAGCACCATCCGCTTGAACAGGACCTTCAAAATCTCCCGTACTATTTACTTTATCATTGTAATAGAGTTGTGATTGAGCAGCCCCAGTGTCTATAGTCGTAGCAAGAATCTGATTTTGACCCGATTCATAATGGGTCATCAACCTGTTGATTTCATTTGTTAACTCTGTAGCATTAACTTTCGTGACACCATTACGACGGCGCACACCGCCTCTAGGGTCAACAGAAACGTTCATCAAAGCAGGAGATTCATTTTCTCCCATGTTAAACTGGTCAGCTCGAAGATTTAAACCACCCGTAAAATCAGACTTCTCATCGTAACGGTAAGGTTCAGGGGAGTTAGCGGGAGGTAACTGTGCTTGTAAAGCCATCCTTTACGATTCCCATGAATAACGCAAACGATTAGGCAAAAATGATTGAGACATCCACCTGCTTGCACGCATACTGTTCAACAGAACAGGTTGAGAAGCTGGAGTGTCCTCAAAACGTGCGCGTAAATTCTCTAACTCTTGAATAAACTGTGCGTAATACTGTTGCCCCATGGGAGCGTCTTCTTGCTGTTGGTAAGAACGATAAATAACGTACAAAGCCATCACACTACTAAAAGGATCAGGCAAATCGGGAGTGTTAGCATCAGCGATAGCTGTACGTGCAATAGCTGTAGTCCCACCAAACTCCACAGGGTTACGGTAACCACGCAAATAAATAGTGGTACCGCCACCAGGTGTCGGATACAGGCGAATAACCTGATTGCTTATACCAGCACTAGCGCTTGAACCTGAAGCCCACATGGACCAGTACCAAGGTTCACCTGAACTGTTAGAATTAAGCGGATAAATAATATCCGCAGCGTCGTAACCTATAAATTCTAAAACCCTGCTATCAGTTTTAAGCGAAGCTACTTCACGCAACCCAACGTTTTTGGGTGCTGAAGCACCAGAGAAAGTAACACCATCGTGTGTGATACTAAGATTGGTGGCTACATCCGAGATCGGGTAATCTTTCTGATCGGCTACTGTAACGAAAGAAACAGCAGCTTCGTAAAACGGCCAACGTTTCTCAGAGTACACAATAGCGTTATAACCTTCACGTATGAACGTGTTCATCGTGGCATCAGAAATGTCGTTTGTTGTTATATCAACTATGTTTCTCACATAGTCGCGCATTTGACTTAGTTGCAAATCAAACCCCTACTCGGATTTTTTATTATCAATAACTTTAGTAGATGTTTTTACAGGAGCCTTCTGGACAGGTGATGTGTCTGCGACACGATGAATCCTACGTGATTGTCCAACGGTTTGAGGCCGTGGTGACGAATCCCTGAAATTGGTGCCAGCCCTAGGTTCCCCTGCGGGTCTAACCCCTTTTTTGTACGCATGTTCTTCATATTTAGCCATTAGAACTCCTGTAAAAACTATCTCTTTACACTCAACTTTTAAGCAGGTGTAATACCGTATAGATACCCTTGACGGGCACGGTTACTTGTTGTTAACTCGCCGTAGCAGAGTAATTGTGAGAATACCGCATCCTGGTTCGTTGGGCGCACGAACGGGGTTGGTTTAAACCATACGTCGCTGTGAGCTACGAGTTGTAGATACTTGGTATTCAACATGTACATTTTTCCTTCGCCCGCGAGAACGCCGTCAAATGTTATAGGACAACCCTTGAACAGAAGATTTTGGAATCCGCCGTCAGCCATATCAGTATCTGTGTATCTGATCTGACCCTCAAGGAGTGCTTCGTACGCTTCGTACTGAGCTTGCCCTGTGATTATTATTGTTGGCTGGTCGTTACCAACAGAGGCATCATTGTAGGTAGTTGCCATTTTTGCTTGAGTAATAGCGCCACCAACATTTTGAACTTGTGATCTCCACCACGAGTTGTCTGCTGCTGTAGCGTCAATACCCGCAAAAGCGGCTGACCCATCATCGTTGCCTAGACCAACACAAGCGGCTAGACCATTCCAGTCTTTACCACCGTTGCCAGTGCTGTTACCAAAAAACATGGTGTTCATGTTTTCAATAATTGTTTCCTGCGTTTGGAAGATTTTACCTTCAAGCAAGTCAATTATTTGTGCTTCGCCATTATTTTTGGCTTCCTCAATACCATTGATTGTTACTGTGGCAGCATACTGTTTCCAAGAATACTCAGCAGCGCTAATGCCTGTTTGAGCAGTTGTGGAAATAGTGTCTGTTCCAGAGTAAGAACCTGCGGTTGAGTTGGTGCCATAAATAAGTGGAACCACGATATTCGCACCACCTGACACACGCCTAATTGTCTGACCATTTGTTAAAGCGTAAAACAGTGGTCTTGCGCTGAAAATGTTGTCAGTCAGTTTAGGGATGTAGTTTTTCAGTGTGGTGGAAAGTATTTCATCAAAGTTAGCGTTACCCGCCATTTGTCTTTACCTCTCACTAATAGTTAATTATCAGCAAGTTCCCGTTTCGCTTCAGCGTAAGCTTCACGAAGCGAGCCAACATGTTTTTGAACAGTGTCTGTAGACGAACCTGTTTGTTTAGAACCTTTAGGTTCAACAACAGTAGCGTCACGTTTAGCTTCAGTGCGTTCCTGCTCTTTTTCCAATTTCTCTGCCCGATCAGCGACATCCCCGTATCGCATGTGTGTTAACGCTGCTTCCAGGTTGCCTATCCGATTGCTCAGAGCGTGTTGGTAAAGTTCAGACTCGTCAAAGTCGCCGTACCGTTCTTTTAAGTTGTCAACTTGCTTTTCCATTTCATTGCGTCTTTGCAAACGATCCTGAGCTTCCAACCTTGCTTCCAACTGGGCTACTCTTTGCGATGTAGGATCCTCTGCCTCATAGTCGGTGTCATAACTACCGTCTGATATAGGCTGATTTTCCACTCCGAAAGCGTCGCCTAAAGCTGTCAGCGTGCCTGCTGGATCTGACTCCAGTGCGGCAACTATCGCTTCTGCTTGTTGCAATCGTTTGCGTTCAGATGCCAATTCCTGCGTCTTACGGGTGTAATCCGACTGGCGTTGGTATCCGTCCCGAAGTTCTTCAAGACTGACCTCTTGATTCTCACCATCTACCTTAACGGCGTAAGTGTCACCAGAAGGTTCCTCTGAAACCTCAACTGAAGACTCTGGAGTGTCCACCTCGGTGGATTCCGTTACATCTTCTTCCATATTCTGTTTTCTCCTTTGGAGTCCTAAGGGTTGCTCCTATAAACACAGGCTTTGCTGTCCCGTGTAAATCTATAAAGCGGGCAGATCCATTCCCATTTGGCCTTGGAGTTGAGCTAACAACTCTGGAGGAACGCCCCCTGTTGGCGCAAAAGCGCCTAAATCTGGGCTTTGAGGAAGAGGCGCTTGCGCCCCCCCGAAAGGGTTAAGCACCCCGCCTGATTCGGTTTGAGCCGCTTCAGCGTCTTGAGGTGTTTGTTGCCCTTGTTGTATTAAGAACTTGTCAGGGTTTTTAACCCCGAAACCTGTCTGTAACACGTATTTAGCTAAAGCAGCAGGGTCTATGACCACACCCACCAGCGGGGCGACAGCGTTCATCAACGACACTGCCTGCTGTTTTCGTATAGTTTCATTCATCGGCTGAGTTGACCCGCCTTCAACAGAAAAATCGTACTCGCCTGTAATATCGTCACGTTCAAACGGAACGAAAAGATTCTCGCCGCCACGATCAGCGACCTGAGCCATCTGCGTTCCAGTCATAAACTGTTGCATTAATTGGATGACCCGTCGAGCTAAATTACCTATACCTATTTCAATAATAGCTAACTTGTCGGCAGCTCTAGCGTTCTGAGCGTCAGCGATAATAGACGCTTCTGTAGCTGTGCGACGTATTTCTGGCATTGAACCACGAGCGTATTCTGACACGCCTGACACAGTGTTAATGTCTTGTTCAATAATAGCCGAATAGTTGTAAATCTCTGGAGACAAAGGAGTTTGAGGCATCGGTATAACAACCTCGTTCAACGACTTGTTTTCGTCTACAACAGGCACAAGCCTGCCATCTTCGTCTGCTTCTAAAGCTTCGCGGCCTTCAGGGCCGAAAGAACGTTCATGGAACAAATATTTGCGTGCGTAACGTTTACGTGCGTTAACCAACTGTGAACGTGTTTTATCTAATTCCTCCTGGAGAGATTCGATAGCTTCCAAATCGCCCATTGGGTAAAAGTAATCTGGCACATCATAGTTGCGTAACATTACGAAAGGTTGACCGTAAGCGTAAGGCATCGGTATCGGGTCAACTAAAAATTCTTCACCGTTCTGACCTAACACACTCATCTTGTTGTTAACAATGTCGTAAAACTCGAAGATGACTGTTCTGTCAGCTACGTCTTGAAGGTATTGTTCTTGCTGCTCTCTGTCAGTGGGGGTGAACATAGGGTTCAGGACAGAATCGGCACCAAGGTTTTTGCGTGCGGAAGCTTTGTAACGTTTATCTTTTTTAGCTTCCTCCAACGGGCGTACTATGCGTTGAGCTATCCACTGTGCGTCTTCTAAACATGTTGCTTCAGGGTCAACGTAAATGTCGTACGGTGACACACGTTCAATGAATGGTTGATCTTCAACGACCATCATTGCTGTGTCAGGAATGTTAGCTGCCATTTGTTCATCTGTAGGCAGATCGCCTGCCATTTCAGGGTTTTCCATAGCGAACATGTCTGTTTCGCCGACAGCATCAAAAAGCATGTCGTCACGTTCAGTGTTGCTAAGAGTGCGTTCTTGTTCAACGAAATTCCAACCAACTTTCAACCATCCGTGACCGAAGATAAGGAAATCTTTAACGGAACGGCGGAAAGGTTTACGAAAATCGTGATGCCTCCACAAATGGTTGACTACAGCTTCGACAAAAGCTGCTCTGTCTTCGTTCTCTGGTTTGTTAGGAACAACAACTATTTTAGGGTGGTTAACTGAAACAGCGGGAGCTATAACGTTAACAGTTGAGAAAGCCAAATTAACTGCGATAAGATCTTCGTTGTTGACACTGGTTCTAGGCCAGTGTTTACCACGGTACAAATCAACCATGCGTCGCCACAACTGATCGTAACCCATGTCGTCACGCCAACGAGCAGCGTTAGTAATTTTTTGTAAAGTTACGCTGTGTTGTTCAGCACGAGTTTTGCGAGCCATTAAACCTTCTCTATGTTTCTGCCTTGAGCTTTAGCTTCAGCTACAAG